CTGGTATTGTTCCAGCATTTATATTTGATGCGTTACTGTAATATGATCCATGCTCTCCGTCTAAAGTATCTGCATTTGTGCCAGAAGTGGTTACAGTTACCGAATTTACTATAAATTCACATTCTGCGGATTCTATAGTTACCGTTCCGTCTTCGTTATAAGCATAGTTTCCAATAGAGACTGTGTCATTTGCAGCCAAATAAAGCATTGTCTCAATTTTATTATTTGAAAACTTGCCGTAGTTAGCACCTCTATCGTAATCGTATGTTCTTGTACTTAATATTTCAGTTCCATTTTTTTGAACATAAGCTCTCATTGTATTTCTTGAACTAGCATGGGAATTGTCATAGACCATGTTTGCATAGATTCTGTACCATCCTGCTGCTAAAACAGTAATTACCCCACTTGAGTGAGAAAATTTACTACTATCATTGTGTTCTTCTAAATTAAAATTTACTGTAAAAGCATTACCAGAACCTTGTGCTATCGCAGCATCTACATTAGTTTTTAGATGACAAACAAAATTATCAAACAATCCATTACCTGTTAAATTTGAACCATCAATAGCTGGCAAAGCTCCTGTTAATTTAGAGGCTGCCATAGTATCTATTTTTGCGTTTGTAACAGCACCATTGTCTATTGTGAATGTCGCACCTGAGTTTGACACTGTAATATCGCCCTTGTCTCCATCACTTATACCGCCTCCACCGCTTCCAGATATTTCAGCTATACTTCCGTCATCTTTTTTGGTAAATAATTTACCATTATCAGTTCTAACCGCTACTTCTCCAACAACTAAATCGCTAGTTCCTGGATCGCTACCACTTCCTCTTTTAAGTTTAATTATGTTAGACATTGGCTCACCTCCCTATATATAGATTTTAGTAAGTACCTCCGTCTATGTCGAATCCAGAAGTAGAGCCATCTTCTAAAAATGTAACCAAATCAGATAAAGCAACCTGTTTCATTGCACCGCCATCATTTATAACCATACGATCTGTTACTGCAAAAGTTGTTGATGTTGCTGTTGTATTACCATCTAAAACATTTAACTCAGTTGTTGTTACTGTCGCACCATCTAATATTTGGACTTCAGCTTGTGTAAGATCAGCTAAAGCACTTGCAGTATTAGCACCCATTGTTGCCAATTCTGTAAGTTCAGAATCTAAAGGCTGCTTATTATTTAACTGTGTCTGAATAGCAGAAGTAACACCATCTATATAATTAATTTCTGTGGTTGTTGCTGTGACACCATCTAATTTGTTTATTTCGGCAGTCGTAGCAGTAACGCCATCTAATTTATTTATTTCAGATGTAGAAGCGGTTACACCATCCAGGATATTTATTTCAGCAGTTGTTACAGTCGCACCATCTAACTTATTTAATTCTGCTGTGGTTGTTGTTAAGCCATCAATTATTGAAACTTCAGTTCCAGTAAGATCAGCAAGTGCTGAAGCTGTACCACTAGACATTGTTGCAAGCTCTGTTAATTCAGCATCTAGTGGCTGCTTGCCATCTAACTGAGTTTGTATGCTTGATGTTGCATCTACTCTATTTAATTGTGCAGTTGTTCTAGTGCATCCATCTAATATCTGTACTTCAGAACTTGTTAAATCAGCTAAAGATTGAGCCGTATTTTGGTTCATAGTCGCAAGCTCTGTAAGTTTTGCACTCTTAGCTTCAACATTTGTTCCAATTACAAGCCCTAATGCAGTTCTGGCAGCACTAGCAGAGGTTGATCCTGTACCTCCATCTGATACTGCCAGAGTTCCTGTTATTGAACTAGCAGCAAGGTTAACAGCTAATTCTGTGGATTCAAAAACAATTCCTCCATTAGCTTTAAGATCAGCAGCTAAATTATTACCATTTTTTGATAAACCCTCACCAGCAGAAATTTGTCCAGCACCAGAGAATTGAGAAAAAACTAAATTATTTGTTCCAACAACAGCCGAACCTTTATTAGAACTACAAACAAAACCATTTTCTGCATGTGTTGTACCTTGCTCTACAAATACAAAAGAACCAGCAGCGTCAGCACCAGCAGGTAAATCATCTGTTCTTGTCCATGTACTAGCTTTACAAAGGTACAGTCCATTCTCTGAAGCTGTGTTTTGCTCTTTAACAAGTACTCTTTCATTAGCAGAAATAGCAACACCATCAATAGTTTGAGTTCCAGAAAGTGTAATATTTGCTGTAGTTACAACTTTAACTGAATCTTTAACATCAAGTCCTTGAGCAACTCCATCTACATAACCTTTATTTGCTGCCATGTGGTCAGCACTGGGGTCAGCTACGTTTGTTATAGTTTGATTATTAAATGAAACAGCACCAGTAGGAACAGCCATCTGATCTAGTCTATTTACCCTTACACCAGTATCAAAATCACTTATCTTTGTATGTGCAATACTTGGAATATCAGCAGCGACTAAACTTCTAAATGTAGGTGCAGCAGCAGATCCAGTGGTAGGGCCAGATAAAATTGTATTTGCACTTCTTGTATCTGTTTTATTAAAAAATCCTCCAGCACCACCAATTACAATTATTGAACTTGCAGCAGGAGGTGTAGAACCATCGTCACCAAAACCATAGTAGAGTTTATTATCATTTTCGTTATAAGCTAATTCTGAAGGAGATAAACTTGAAGGAGCACCAGCCGACCCACTAGCTGATCTTTTTTTGATTCTTATAGTGTTAGACATGGCCTAAAAGTTTCCTCCGTTGACGAGTGTAAGTTTGGTAGTAGTTGCGTCTGCTTTAAATTTAGCAGAAGTTGAGTCATAGTAAATGACAGAGCCATTAATTTTGCTGGTTTGATCTATAACAATACCAGTTGGCCCTTGTGGGCCTTGAGTGGCTACAGTAACCACAGTGGCATTGCCCTCATTAACTGTAACAGTATTAGTAGTTTCGTTAACTTCTACAGTATTTTTGGTTTCTGAAATCGTAACTGTATTCATGCTGTATAACCCTCTGACATAAATATAGTACCTTCTAAATAATATTCTTTCAAACCAGCAGAATTTGTAAGAGCAACGTCATATTTTAAAACATCTGGAGTAAATGTTCCTGTCTGTGTATCAGTAAGTGCTATATCTACCGTTCCAGTGCTTCGATTAGTGTAAGTTACAGCAAAATCAGCATATTTATTAGATCGTGGTTCATCCCAAACTTGAGCAGCAACAGTAAATCCATCTAAATTTATCGCAGCATTATTATTATCCTTGAACACAAGTTGTACACTATGATCTGCTCTTCTTTGTACAGTCATATTATATGTTCCAGGAGTAATTGCCATTAGCTTGCCTCTTCGGGTGTGTTACCTTCTGCAACCCAAGCTAAATATTCTCGATAATCTTCATTGTCTGAAGCAGCAGGTATTGATTTTGGCAGCCAATCACCAAGAAAAGGTTGAACAGAATGAACATTACCTGTTTCTGAATCTTTATAAGTTCTGTATTTTGTGATTTTTGTTGCCATAATTACATATCAGCATGAAAAGCGATAAAACCGCCAGTTTCGTCAATAGTTAAACAGGCTACTTCACCTTTACCATTATCATCAGTTAGTCCTGATGATTGTAAAGCGACTTGTCTCTCATTGGCTCTATCTATTGATAAATTAGATATTTCCCTATCACGAGGTTCAACATCAAAGTCACCTAAAGCACTATATTCTAAAGTTGGTGTTGTTCTCATTATTACTCTACAGTTATAAATAAAACGAGCATCTGTATCAGAGTTATAAAAACCCATTAATGCACCACTAAATGCTCCACTACCAACATAATCGTGTCTTTGATAAAATCTTTGGCAATATTCAAGTGATTTGTAATATGGGCAGCGTTCAAATTCAGTAGCGACAGGACTTACTTCAAACTGACAGCCTGTAATAAACCAAGTAGCACCAGCATTTTCTGGTAAATAAACGTGTCCAGCAGGTGTTCTTTTAGTATCACTTGTAGTCCACTCGTTTAATGTGCCTGTTTCTGTGTCAGACCCATAACCTAAACCCCATTCAATTCGGAAACCAGTGTTTTGTGGGTCTGTTGCAGATTGGCCTCCGCTAGTTGGGCCTGTTATTGTGATAGTTTTTCTTTCCCAAGTGTTAGCAGAATCTATCGTATAACTTGTGTAATAAAAATAATTAGCACTAGTTCCATAATATTGAAACCAAAGAGGGTATGTGCCAGTAATACTTCCTTTTACATAAAAAGACAAAGTACACGTTTTTGCATTAGCAGACCCCCATCTCAAGACAGTTACGTCTTGTTTCTCCATCATGTAATAGAACTGATTATTAACATCGGCTGATGTAGGTTGAGATTCTACTGTTGTTACTAATATTTTCGATGAAGTTCTAAAACCTAAGTTTGCTGGTACGTCAGTAGATTGACCATGTGACCACCTACCTGATCCAGAATCAATATCTGTTTTAAATCTATCAACGCTACGATAACCAACAGTTGTATCAACAATGACTTGTGCAGTACCCCTTTGAGCTACTTCATGTCCACCATTTATAATGAAATTTTTGTTGCCTAAATTATTAGAAACATTAGCTGTACACGTTCCATCAGAATTGTTGATAGTGATAGCAGCAGTACTAGCTCCTACACCCTTAACAGAATTTACTTTAATTTCAGACATTAATCAGCCTCCTCTATGGTGTTAGTTTTTGCCCATTCTAAATAATCATAATAGTCTGAGTTTGTTGGATCTACTGGAATCCATTTATATGGAATTTCATTGCTGTCTTTGTCTTTGTACTTAAGAATTATATCTTCATCTATAGTGTCTGTGCCAGCTACTTTTACTTTTTTATACATGGTTAAAACTCCGCATCTTGTATGGCATGAGCCGACATATATTTACCTGTATTTGCACCAGTGCCTTGCATTTGAAGGTTAGCACCACCCATTCCTATAGAAGTTGTGCCAGCGTTTACATCATTGTTATCATCTCTGTTTCTCCATTTATTAGCAGCACCAGTTGTGCTGTATATAGTAACTGAAGGTCTAGCTCTCATAGTGCAAGGAGTAGATGCTCTAAGTCTAATAAATGCACCTGAAATTGCAGCAACGGCATAAGATCCATTATCTGTATTTGCACCAGCGTATGTACCATAATCGTAAGACGAATGATAGTATCTTTGACATCTTCCTAATTCATCATGAAAAGTTCTATGTTCAAAGTCTGTAGCTTCAGAACCTAGTTCTATTTGAAATCCTGTGAAATATGCTGTTCTACCTATTTGACCTATTTCAAATGCAGCCATAACATTAGTGCCACCAACTGTTGGAACTGTAAAAGTTTTTGTAAATCTTTGCCAACTTGTCGTTAATGAAGGATTACTGTCTGTGCTTGTAAAAGAAACCTGATTTGAATTGCTAAATTTACTTTCTCTAAAGTTAATAAGAACATTAACAGCTTCCGTTCCAGAATCTACTTTGCCATAAAAACTTACTGTTACAGTGTTACCAGCAACCATAGGTTGAGAACTGCCTGTTGCACATAACTCAATAGGCTGTCCTATAGATAAATCATTACTACTGTAAGTTAACTTTGCAGAATATTTAAACCCTGCTGGTGCATCAGTGCTTCTTGCATAAGTTATACCAGAACCAGCACCCCAAAATCTGTCAGCACAATAACCTCCATCAGTAGTTGTCGAGCTATTTCTTTGCCAGACAAGCATACCTCCATTAATAAATAAATTTCTATTACTAAATGCACTACCGCTTACACCACTAACAGATTGCAAACTGTTGCTTGAATCTTTAGTTGTTATTACTCCGTCAACATCAGTGCTAGGAAGTTTTAATGTTCTGTCTGCTGTAGGGTTAGTATCTGGTGCAGATATTGAAACACCATTACCACTTGAATGTTTTAATTTAATTGAACTCATGCAGCCTCCAATGCAGCAACTTTAGTTTCTAATGTTTCGATTTTACCTACTGCTTCCTGTAGTGCAGCGGTAAGTAACGGAACTATAAATGAATTGTCAGCACCTTGATAGTAAGGGTTATTATCAGAATCAACTTGATCTTTAGTTCCTGATACGGCTTCTGGTACGACTACTTGCAATTCATGTGCCAAAAATCCATCTATTGTATTTCCAGCATCATCTTTGAAATTAAATCGACAAGGTTTTAAGTCTTTTAACCTTGTAATGCCATTAGACAAAGTAGCTACATTTTCTTTAAGTCTATAATCAGATGTAGTTTGGTAAGCAACTCTAGTAGCATTTATATCTACTTGGCCTTTAACTAAACCATTACGTCTATATTGTGTAATATTTCCACTTGAATTTCTATTTTGCATCAAATTAAAATTATCTGTCTTAGAAAGAAAAAGACAAGTACCTAAACTTGCATTGTATTGAAAACAAGCACCTTCATCACCACTAGTTGTTCCTACTGTTACTCTGTTTGGATTATGTATCTTAAAATGACCATCAGAATCAATTTGCATATAATTTGTGTAAGTTCCGCTAAAATCTCTTCCAAATTTTAGAGCAGCATTATTAGAAGCAATTATCGCATTATTACTACTGTCATTACCCATATAAAGTGCAGCGGTAACAGATGCTGGTCTATTTATTGCAAAAATTTCATGACTAGCTGTTTCTGATCTGATTTCAAATGGTTTATCAGGAGAAGTTGTGCCTACACCAATACGACCACTTGCATCAACGTGTAATCTTGTTGAGCCTCCTGTATTTACATTTACAATATCTGTTCCAAATGAAACTCCTGTATTGCTGTCTGTACCTGTAAAAACAGGTGCGGAAGCTGAACCATCAATTCCAGAAATACCAGTTGTTCCGTTAATGTTTAATGCCATAACTACAAGATAACAAGGATTGCACCGCTTGGCACGGTTATAGTCACACCAGAATTAATTGTTGGTGAAACTGAATGAGCGTGTTTACTAGCAGTGATTTCATAATTTTGAGTGACGTTTTGATCGTTCTCAAATACCCACTGATCGTTACCACCACCTGTAGCTCCAGCACCACCACCAACGGCTGTAAAAATAGTACCATTAAATATCTCAGCTTCAGTAGTAGTTGAGTTAAATCTTATATCTCCAGCAGCAGGGCTACCAGGTCTTTGGGCTGTCGTTCCAACAGGTAATCTAAAGGCTGAAGTGTAGTTATTGATTATTGGCCCTGTAAACGTAGCTCCTGTAAGGGTTGCTAAACCTAAATTAGGCAGCGTAATATTACCAACAGTTGTAAATGATCCCAAGCCAGAACTTACAGATGTACATATTTTTAATTCATTAGTGCTTGTATTTATATGAGGTTGAAAAGCAGCTACGTTTTCTGCACCAGTTGGATCGCCACTTGCAGAGTTTAAAGTTCTTAATGCTTCAAATATATCCTTCATCGCAGCACGGACTTCCGCACCAGTACCGTTATCAGGATGAAAATTATTTCCTGTCTCTTTACCTGTCTCTACAACTCTAGCCATTTAACAAGAAATGTTTTTCCCATTGTACTATCCTTTGCCAAATCCGACAGCTTGGAACGTAAATTGTTTTCCATTGATAGGATTGCCAGAACTATCTTTGAACACAATAGTAAAACCTGTGCCAGTTATATTAGATACTTGGAAAAATTCTCCAGCACCTAAATTAAGAGCAGTAATACCAATAGAGGGAGGATTACTGTTTGCAGTAGCATCAAGTCCAGTAGCTCCTGTAAAAAATGAATTAGTAAAGGGTACGTTTGTAGATCCATTAGCTGTAACTACATTGCTCTGTTCAGTTCTTCTTAATAGTGATGCAGTAAAACCAAGCTCAGTAATCTTTATGTTTTGTGCTGGATCGTCTGAACTTAATTCTGATTTAAATTTAAAACCTCTGCCTTTATACGTTCCATTAGCAAAAGTATTAAATGTTTTATTGGTAAAGTCTGAAGTTGCATAATTTGATCCGCTAGGAGCAGTATTTGTTACAGCAACGAGAATTTTTGCATTAACATTTGTAGCTTCTGATCCATCAAAATCTGTCCAAGTATCAATTAATTCTGTTCTTTGGTCGAATAAAGTACCAGCATAAAATCCCTCTGTAAGAAAATGACGTTTAAGGTCTAAACTAAATACACCACCTAAATCAACAATATTATCAAAATCATAATGACCTTTCATATTACGTTTAACTATCACATCTCCTGATGTAGTCAAAGCAGCACTGGCTGTTACCGTAAAAGTATTTGTATCTACAACAGAAGCAACTGCAAAATCTCCATCTACAGAATTACCAGTATCGTAATCTATTTCAACAACTTGCCCTTGAGTAACTCCATGAGAAGCAACAGTAAGAGTAACAGTTGTTCCTGATTGAGCATACGTTCCAGTTAACCTAGCTGGATTTGTAAGCATTAATGAATTACTTGCATTATCAAAATTAATATTAGTTTTATCGCCTTGAAACTTAGGATTATCATTATCTTCTCTTCTTGTTAAAGCTGTTAACTCTGATAAATTATCAGGAAGATCAAGAACGATACTTGTTTCACCTTTACTAAATCTACCTCCATCATCTTGGAATTTTAAAATATATTCTCCTTCTAAAAAAGGAACTACAGCCTGTGTGGAGTTTCCAGGTAAAGCATCTACTAAGTCAACTGCATTAGCAAAAGTTCCTGTGCCATCTGTCTTTGTAGAATGTCTTACATAGACAAATCCACCATGAGTAACATCAATATCTTCTGCTACATCCCATCTAAGTCTTACCAATTTATCAGAGAAAGGCTCCATTGTTAGATTCTTAACGTCACCTGGAACAGCAGTTTTACCAACAGCGTTAAAGGTTATATCAGTAGAAGTTGCACTTAACTGTAATCCTGCATTATAACTAAACACTTCTATCTCATACGTTCCAATGGAGGTGTTAAATATTTCAAAATCAGGAGCAGAAACAGTAGTGGATACAAAGTTTCCATCTTCAAATCTGTAGTTGACCTGATACTGAGTTACACCGTCAATAGGAGCCCAACTTATTATTAATTTAGAAACTGCTCGATTATTTATAACCACTAATTTTTCTTCAGCTACAAGTGCAGATGGAGGTTCTTTTGGAAGATTTAAAACAGATACAGTTCTTTCAGTTAAAGTAAAATCTTCCCTTTCAATGAAATTGTATTTTTCATCTACATACGATAGTGCTGTTATTACATAATTTATACCATCTTCTTCAGTTACAGTTATGACTCTAAATTTCTGAGGCAAAACATCGTCATTCTCTAGCAACCAAACACTATTAACATTAGGAATTTGACTAAAAGAACCTCCTAATGGAATTACTCCGTTAATAATATCGCCAGCAACAGTTCTTTGTTCAACTGACCCATCAGGTAATACTACTGATATTTTGGCGTTATTACTGCTATCTAAGTCAGTTTCAAGAAAATCATCAACAGTTATAGTTGTTTCAGTCGCTGCTTTTATTCTTCCTCCTCTTCTTATTCCAGAACGCACAGGGTCAGCAATTTCTATAACTGCACCTGGTCTTACAACTACACCAGAATCAATAGAAGTAGCAAAAGTAACTACTTCTGATTCATGCTGTTCTGCGAAAAGAATTGCTTTTCCTAATCTGGCTGCCTGTCCTCTAGAAGTACACCCAAAAGCCTTAACTTGTTTGGTTATTATTCCATATTTATCTATAGCATCATCATCTTCAACAAACTCAAAATCCATTTGCCTCGTATCCATGTTCAAGTAAGAAACAGCTATTGCTGTATGTCTGGTTTTCAAACTGGAACCAGAGTAACTAAATCCTTCTTCAGTAACATTTGCTAGGGTAAATAAATAACTACTATCTTTAGGGCTATCTTGAGCAAGCGTTATTGTTCCTGCTGTCCAAATAGGCATACAACGCATAATACCTGCTATCTCATTTATTAAATCAAAAGCTGATGTTGAAGATTGAATATTTACGTTACAGCTAAATCTTGGCTCTCTTCCTGTTCCAAAACCACTTCTAACTAATGTATTTGCAAATTTACTTGCAGTTACAAAGGAAAATAAGTCTAAGTTTTCATATCGTTTAGCATCAGTACTTTGATCGGGAGAAATATGCACACCAAATCCGTATCTGTGCTCTGTTAGAAGATCAAGTAACACCATTGCAGGGCAAGAAGTCCATTGGGCTGCTCCCATAACACCATTGAAAATATAACCATTTGGATAAACTATTCTGCCTGTATTACTATCTACAGTTGGCGTTCCAGAACCATTTGCACCTGCTCCTGGAATTCTTACTTTTATGCCTCTAATTCTATACTTCCTAGTGGGTATAGAAGAAAACTGCATAGAGTCTAATCGTAGTGACGCATATGCACTATTAGGGTATCTATTATTAGAATCGACTATTGTTGTAAAACTTGTCCACTTAAATGCGTTTTGCAGACTAGAACTCGTACTATCATTTGTAACTCTAGTAACCTTAATATCAACAGTATCTCCAGGATCTTTAAATATGCTGTTGTTTATATTTATACTGTATTGCTTTTGGTAGGCATCAGCAGTTCTACCTTTGATAGTATCATCAATTTTTGTACTATATCCACCAGAATTGTAAGAAAGAGCTATTTTTAGTCTTACTTTCGATCCAAGTAAATCACCATTCTTTTTTGAGTGTTGTATTTGGTCAAATGTTACTGTTACTTTAATTCTGTCAATATTTAGACTTTCTGTATTAGTAGCTTGAATTTGTCTTATAACAGGAGTATCTTTTTTTACAACAACATCTACAGAGTTTGTTGATGCGTTGCTCAATATTCCTTTAATTTTTCCTTGATTTGCAGTTCCAAATCTGGGAATAAACTCTACATTTTGAAAATTAAAGTCTTTTGATTTTGTACTAGCAGAATTAGCAGACTCTCTTAAAACAGGAGTGTCATTCAAAAAAACATCTTTTAATGCAGCTTTATTGTATGTAGTTGTATGCTGAGTTCTTCCTTCTTTTGAAGCAGTAGCAAAACCTTCTATTTCTCCTTCAGAAAATAAGTCAAGAAAAGTACCAAATTGCCTACTATGAAGGGTATCTTTAGCAATGGTAGGATCAGGAGGTTTACGAGGACTAAATAAACCACCAGATCCAATAATATTTTTTGGTAAATCCGTCATTCGTCTGCTTTAACTTGATCGGTGTCTATTGAACCAGAAATTGCTACAGATCCAGTAATAATTTCTCCGTACACTATAGGAACAGGAGTTCCTGCTCTACTTGTATTTTGAGTACCTGCAAAGTTAAAAGAAAGTCTAGGATCATCTTCGGGAACTTCAAGTTTTGGAGTAGGAAATAGCATATCACTAACTCCACTTAAAACTAGAGCACCTCCTAAATATGTAGCAGCTTTAGCAATTCCACTGGTAAATGTCAAAGCTCTAAATGGGGCTTGAGAGATAAAAGCTCCTCCTGTTGCAAAAGCTATTCCTATCAATGCAGCACCTAATAGTATCTTTCCAATGCCTCTACCAGCACCAGTAATAACGGGAACAATATGTATATCTGCTTGTTCTCCTATTGGATGGTGTATTTCTTCTTTGTCAATCGCATAATCACCAACTTTTACTTGGTAATATTTTGGATTCATATATTTTTCTATCTGAGGAAAGTTATTAATCAAAAAACTTACAGCTTTTGAAATATTACTTGCTTGAATTTCAAATTCTTTATGACCTACAAATTCTGCAAGTTCACCGTATAGTTTTAATTTACGCAACATAACGATACCTACCTCCAGTACATTTTTGTAACCATTGAGAATAAGGCTCTCTACAAGATAGTCTATCGGTTAAATGATGTAAAACATCTCCATTTAAAAAAATAGCTACATGATTTAGACCTGGCGATCCAATCGACATTAATATAGCGTCACCGTTTTCTAACTTTTCGTCTGACCTTAATTCTCTAAAACCAGTTCTCCAAGCACAACTTTCAAACAATGGATTTGAAATAAATTCTTCTGGTGTTATAGGTCTATCCCAATCTTTTAAAACAATATTTTTTTCTTCCTTATACCAATCTCTTACTAAACTCCAACAATCGGTAAGACCCCATACCCATTGACGACCCAATAGAGGTGGTTTATATCCACAAGGTTCTAAATATGCCCATTGTTCTGTTTTAGGATTAACAATATGCCACGGAAGATTGCTTTGTTCACAACTAATCTTATCTGCCTGACTAGGTGTAGGCGGTGTTATTGGATGACTATGAACAACAGCCGTAATTTCACCTGTATTATCTGCTTTTATATAATCCTCTGGGTCGATTATGAAACATTGATGTTCTGTCATAGATAAATTACGACAAGGAAAATAACTTTCTTTACCTTTAATATTTAAAAGCAAACCACAAGATTCTTTTGGATCTTCACGTTGTGCATGAAGTAACGCTTTATATTTCCAACTCATGTTATAAAGCTACCGATAGCAGGAAAATCTTTCCTTGTGCATTGACGTTGAGGTGCTCTTACTCCCACCATATCTATTGCTGCTGCTAATTCAAATTCTACTATTTCTCTAGTTTCTGTTGCTTTTCTATCTATTTTGTATATTTCTCTTGGAAACTCTGCTGTAGGATCTGGTGTGCCAAAAGGATTTACTTGAACGCCAGCGTCATTAAAAGGAAAATTTACCGCATCAATATAACGTGCCAAAGTTCTTATTCTTATTACCGTAGCTCCCGCTAAATCATTCCCTGCTGTTACTTTGTTTACGTTAAGCAATATAGCTGTAATAGTTCCTAAAGCATTACTAACAGTTAGTTTAGGTCTTGGTAATTGACCTTTTTGAAAAGCAAAACCTTCTGCTTTAATAGGCATTTTTAAGTATTGATTACCTGCCCAAATAATATCACCATTATTATTCAAATTTGTACCATTGTGAAATCTATAAATTTGACTAGAGCCATGTAATTCTTCATCTGTTTCAAGAGTAAACAATTCAATAATTGATGAAGGATTTATTTTTTGAAGCTCAGTAATAATAGGAGCAGTGCTCATGGTTCAAATACCTCCCTAAATGTTGCCTGGATCGTTGCTCTATTATTAAATGGTATCGACTTGTTCCACCCTTCGCAAACAAACCTTTGAGCTACTGCTTCTCCTGGTGGAGTAAAATCAAAACTATCACTATCATTTGCTTTACCTGCTGCGTTTGCACGGGCATCTAAAAAAGTCTCAATTATATCCGCATCTGTTTCTGACACATTAAAAGTAAATTGATAAACTTTTGGATTTAAATGTTGTGTTAATCCAAAATTAAGTCTGTGTTCATAACCATCACCAAAAGCCACTGTACGAACTTTAGGTGCTGATGTTTTTCTTTGCCCGTATGTAGGTTTTATAGCTGGAAATGTTGAAACAGCCATTATCCAAGTAATCCTCCAGGTCTTTGTTGTTGTATTATTTCAGATTGTACTGCTACAGATATAAGACGGCCAAGTTCTCTACCTCTATCTTCATCACCTTCTACATTAGAACCAGAAGCATCTACATTTACAACAACATTTGTTCCACCACCTAGATCGTGATTTGGAATAATATTTCCAGAAGATGCAGGTGTAAACATTTCTGGGCCACGTTCTCCAACTATATAACTCTTACCTTTACTAACAGGGCCACCTGCTGCTCTGCCAGGAAAACCAGGAAATATACTTGTTAGCAATGAGTTAACACCAAATTGAATAAGTGATCTTTGAATCTGTGTAAATACACTACGAGCAACATCACCAAGAGTTCTAGTTCCTTGTATTGCACCTTCTATAGCATCAACAAGACCTGTTTCTACAGTTGATGCAATACTCGCATATAATGAATCTATTTTTACTTGTGCTTGCCTTAATCTATCAGCTTCTATAATTCTGTCTTTATCAGTTTTAAGTAATTCTTTATTTGTTTTTAATTGTTCTTGTAAACTAAATTTTCTGATTTCTAAAAGCATTATTTTGTCAGTATATGTTTTTGAAGATGCTTTTTCCGCTTCAAGAATTTTACTGACTGAATCTAGTTCGTTTTGAAGTCCTATTTCTACGTTTTTAGCTGACAATTCAAATAATGATATTTGTTTAGCTAATGCAGGATTTAAACCATCTCGCCTAAGTTCTAATATTCTTTTCTCCATCTCAAACTGTGCAAAAGTAGTAGCTTTTAATTGGTTATGCTCTACTGCTATTTCTTTATCTATTCTCATTCCTGCTTCTTTTTCTGCTCGTATTTTTATATTACTTTTTAAAATTTTCTCCTCTATTGCTAATCTTTTTGCTTCGGCTCTACCTTGTTCCGTCATAAGATAGTTAGTTTCAAAACCATTTACAGTTACACTTCTATCTAAAACTGATTGTGCTTGCCTATTTTGAGCTAATGATTTTACTAAAGGATTATCGCTTCCCAACTGTGACTGTGCTTTACTTAAATCTCCCCCTGCAAAACTAAATACTTTATTTAAAATATTTGCTAATCCTGCTTGAATTTTTAAGAATTGAGCAGCCATACCTCCTGTTATTAATTTCATAGTTTCAGCAAATTCTCTTAATGCTCTTACTCCGTCATTACCAATAACTTTTGCTGTTTCTTTTGTAATCTCAGCCAACGCAGCTTGTTTTCCTTCTAATTGTTCTATTAGTTTTATTTCGGCTGCTCTGGAACTATTTATAATTTTTAACTTTTCAATACTTTGATCTATATTTGCATTGGCAGGACTAAGAGCATCTCCCAACTCAACCATGCCATCTCTAAGATTAGTGACCATTTGCAATCCTGCGGTTGCAACAAGACCTCCTGCAAAGCCTCCCATCTGACCACCAACTTTTGTTCCTAAAAAGCCACCACCAAAACCAGCAATACCTCCAGCTATTCCTTGTCCGAACAACAACGGAAACGCACCAGAAATAGCTCCGCTTGTAAATGCTGCTTTATTGCTTCTGTTATTAAATTTATCTAGCCTAGTTGCTTGAGCCTGTACTTTATTATTTGTAATCTGTGCTTTTGTATTTTTTATTATCTGAGTTGTTTCTCGACCTATTGCTTGAGATTGTTTATTTGATGCTGCTAAAGCTAATTTATGTTCTTTGGTACCAATTTTTAAATTTTTTGAATAGTCCTCTAAAGCGTCTGCTGCTGCTATTTGTTGATTAGTAGTTTTACCAAAAGCTCCTGTAGATTTATTAACAGCTTGAACAAGATCATCCATATCTTGTTTATATTTTTTAATTTCTTTACGAAGCCCTTTTCCTCCTTTCCCTCCAATATTGCGAGGGTTCATTATATCTACACCACGAATTTTATCTATACTTGCACTTAACTCATTTACTTTCGTTTTTAATCTATCAAGACCAGACTGACCTTTTACTCTTAAATTTATATTTACTCCGTAATCAGCCACAGAAATAACAAAACTTTATTTTAGTGTACCGCTTTTAGCGTTTTCTTGCTTGTGATTTATTCTTTGCATCTTCATACGCTTTATCTTCGTATTCTTTCTTTAACTCATAGTAAGCAAGCCAATTTATATATTCTTCCTGCGTTAATTTATTAGTAAGTTCTTGAATAGTCATTCCTAGCTCTGAAGCTAAGAAAAACATAAAAAACCAATCGTTTCTAACTTTTTAAATCTGCCTTCGCTTCCTCCAACTTATATTCAGAACCAGAGTTTAACATCGCAAGTTGAATATCTTGCAAAGTAGCTGCATTTACTTCTCTTCGTAATGAAGCCTTATGACCATCTTGAAATAATCGTTTACCATCTTTATCTAATGCTTTTGTAATCATAAGATCCAAAGCAAAATCATCATTAGTTCCACTATTTCCAGATTTCGCAACAATCGCTTCTCTCTCTGCAATAGTTAATGGATTCCAGTAAATTTCTAAAACTGTTTCTTCTTCCTTTTTTAATTCATACAAATATTTTTGGCTTACACCAAATTTGTTTTTGAGAAGTTCTATTGCTTCCATAAATTTATTAGATTGCTATTCTATTATACTAGGCGTTTGCTGAAAATTGACAAGATATTATTCCAATGAAATGACTTCTATCCTCTATTTCCAATGGAGTTGGGCCATTTATATCTAATACTCTAGGTTTACAACTGAATGTATCTGTATATCCAGAAGCATTTACTGAAGTTAAACCATCAATAACTGCTTCACATATACCAGATAAAACCGAAGTGCCTTTGGATTTTGGAACGTAAACATTGCATTGAATGACACCTGCATAATAATCTGAAGCTGCCCCCTGATTTTGTAAAGTTGATTGAGTAAAGTTTAAACTCATTAAAATATATTTTTTAGTTTTTCCAGGAGTTGTAAAATGTACATTGTCATAAACCATTGTTACAGTAGGATCAACGTCTGAAACCTTGTCTGTAACTGCTTTTTCAAATGCTGCTCTTGTGTTTACTAAGGTCATGCTTCAAATCCTGTGTATATAGTACCTGATGTCTTATCAGATACTTTTCCTCCTATAAATATCTTACCTTTATCTGACATATTTTCTTTTATTAAACGACCTAGTTGGCCTTGAACAAAATTTTGAATTTCTCCACTTTCTAAAACATATTCAGAATAGTTGGCTCTATTTCCAATAAAGACTCCTTTTCTATAGTTAAATATTCTTTCGCCTTCTCCTACAGGAAATCTTGGCTGAACTATACCTTCTGGTTTTTCACTCCTTCCTGTCAATTTAAATCCTTCAAAAACCTCTTGCTTTATTGATGCCCAGGGTTGATGACTCATTACATCTTGATCTGGTTGAACGGGAGTATTTGATGCTTTCCAGCTAGAGGCAAAAAATCCTGTCCATACTGGCATATTTTGTTCACTTGTTAATTCACTATGAACATCTTTTATTAGATTATTAAAATCCCTACTAATTTTTTTATCTAAATCTTTTGGTAAATCTCTTAAACGTCTTACTGCCATTAGAACCGCACCAGAACAATGAATAAATAAGTTTGTCCACCTTTTTTTGTGTCAATATTTACTATCTGTGTAACTCTATTGGATCCACCAAAACTTAATGTAATCTCGTCATCCATATCTACTTGATTATTTCCTATAAGGTCAGGTGTTATATATAACTTTGCTAATCTCATTTCTTGTCCAGTTTCTTCTTCTGCTTTTACAAAAGATATTGGTACTTTTATGTTTGAATATGTTGTACTTACAGTTACCTGTTCTCCTGTTTCTACGTTATAACTAGAAATACCTTTCTTTACATAAGTAATAGTGTGATCAAAAGAATCGCCAAGTTGAGAAACAACACTTTTAGCAACATTTTTAAATAAACTATCTAATTGACCTGCCATTATCCTCTAACTACCCTCATTTGATAAGCACCTGCTCCACCAAGCATATATGCTCCAAGATAACTTTGTAGCCAAGGGTAAACATCCATAATATTATTAACAGAACCAGTTCCCTGACTAGCTGTATTATATTTTACTTTTAAATCACCAAGAGCTACCTCTTCAAAGTTACCATCTTTACCTGAAACTCCTGTCATAGCTTCAGTATCATTTGCCAATGCTCTAGCTAATTCATATTGGGCATACTTAATATCATTTGGAATTGCAGTACAAGCTAATTCAACATCATCAACTTTGTAGTTATTTCTAGGAAACTTAAGTGCCTGTCCGTTGTCACATCTATCTCCATAAAATACAAAAGTATCAATCCATCTTGTAGCTGCTATTAATGCTCTATTCTTTTGATCAACAGTTTTATCATCCCAAGTTGTTGAATCTGGTGTGGTTTCAAAATATGTATTAGCTTCTGCCAATGTGACATAGCTATTCGCACTAGCACTTGATAATGTTGCTGTTATAGTAGCTGCCACGGTTATAAAGTAATTTAGTTTTATTGTAGCGTAAAGAAAAAACCCCACCAATAATTGGTGAGGTTTATGACCACTAATTTAATCTTACGATTAATAAGTAGAAGTATCAAGAGGAGAGTTAACTGTTAACTGAACTAATGGAATCAAGTCAGCATCATATGTGATAGCCCACTTGTTAGCTGTTGCTAAGTTTGCATTAGTTGGGTTGTCAGCAGCATCATTCCACTTAGTACCCATAACGTGATACGCAGTGTGATAATCAACAGATAGAACATCTTGCTTAG